ACGCCACGGTGACGTCGGGTGCCGAGGTGGTGGTCACGATCGGCGACGTCGGCCCCGTGACATGGTCGGCAGTGACCGGCAAGCCGACGACGTTCCCGCCGCAGGCCCACTCCCACGAGATCGGAGACGTGACTGGGCTCACGGCGGCCCTGGCCCAGAAGGTTGAGTTGGACCCCTACGGCAAGGTCCAGGCCTCGCAGCTGCCGAGCTTCGTGGATGACGTGCTCGAGTACGCCAACGCCGCGGCCCGGCCGGCCACGGGCGAGACGGGGAAGATCTACGTCACGATCGACAACGGGAAGGTGTTCCGCTGGAGTGGCAGCCAGTACATCGAGATTTCGGCGGCCCCGGGCTCGACCGATGCCGTGCCGGAGGGCACGACGAACCTCTACCACACGACGGGCCGGGCCGCGGCTGCGGCCCCGGTGCAGAGCGTGGCGGGGCGGACAGGGGCGGTGACGCTGGCGGTGGCGGACGTGTCGGGGGCGGTCAGCACGACCGACGCCCGCCTCACCGACGCCCGCGAGTGGTCTGCCGCGACGGTCACCCAGGCCGAGGCCGAGGCCGGCACTTCGACCAGCCGGCTCGCGTTCTCACCGCTGCGGGTGTTCCAGGCGGTGGCGGCGTGGTGGGCGGCCAGTTCCGCGAAGACGAAGCTCGACGGCATCTCCGCGGGCGCCACGGCCAACGCCACCGACGCGCAACTGCGGGACCGGGCCACGCATACCGGTTTCCAGACAGCCTCCACGATCTCCGACTTCGCGACGGCCGTCGTGGCGGCGGCTCCTCCGACGACCAATGCGAGCCTCCTGACCAGCGGCACGCTCGCCGACGCGCGGCTGACGGCGAACGTCGTGCTCACGGGCGATTCGCGGCTGTCCAATGCCCGCACGCCGACCAGCCATGCGTCCACCCACCAGACCGGCGGATCCGACGCGATCGCGCCGGTGATCGTCACGCCGTCCAGTCTGTCGGCGAGCCAAAACGACTACGCCCCAGGTGTGTGCGACATCATCCGGTTGTCGAGTTCGACCGCCATCGACCTCACTGGGCTCGTGGCCGGGACGGTGGACGGGGCCATGCGGCTCGTGATCAACACGAACGCGAGCGGCGGGGCGGCGATCACGCTCAAGCACGAGTCGGCATCGAGCACGGCGGCGAATCGGTTCCGCTCGGCCACGAACGCGGACGTCATCCTCCTGGCCGACGGCGGCTCGGTGACGCTCACCTACTCGACCGCGATCTCGCGGTGGAGGATTCTGTGAGCCTGCGCCTCATCGCGTCGGCACGGCCCCGCGTCCATCACGACGCGCTCGATTGGGCGCGGCGTGTGGCGGCGAACGGCGGGTCGGTTTCGCAGTCCACGTTGCGAGCCGTATCGGCATTCTGTGACGCGATCGACCGGGCAGGCATCCGCGACCGATTCTTCCGACTCGGAATTTTCGCTGGGCGGAATCTGTCCGCAGCACTCGTCCCTCTTTTCCGAGGCCCGTCACTGACGGGCACGCAGTTCGGCAATACGACCGACACCAACAACAACTTTGTGGCAGGCGACTACACCGAAACTGGAGCAAGTGGCGGGCTCGCAGGAAACGGCAGCAGCAAGTTCTTGAACACCGGTCTGGCACCAAATGCGCTGCCATCGCTCGCTACTGGGCATTTGTCGGCCTATATCCCGACCGTTACGGCTGCCAGCATCGCGCGAATGGTCGCAGCCGCAGACGCATCGAATACGTTTACCCTTCAGCACCGCCTTATCGCGGGCAATAATGAGAGTTACGCCCAAATGTGCTGGGGATCGTTGTCGTTTGCCTTAGCCGCGCAAGGGCCAGGAAGCACAACTGTTTCCGGCGGACTGTGGACCGCAACTAGGACGGCGGCTACGACGCAAACGCTCTACCAAAACGCCACAAGCCGGGGCACCGATTCGACGAGCGTAACTCCAGCATCTCACGCGCACGCATGGTATGTGTTCGCTGGAAACACATCCGGTGCGGCTGGCAGCTACTGCAACCATCGCATGATGGCGTACAGCATCGGCGCGAGCATGTCGGCCACGCAAGTCTCGGCCTACAACTCGGCCATGCAAGCGTTCCAGACCGCCCTGGGCCGCAACGTATGACGCTCGCAGACCTCACCATCCCGATCAGTGACGCGGACGCAAAGGCGCTGGCCTTGGTGTTCACGCCGACGCTTGCGGGCCGCCTCGCGCAACTCCACGCCCGGTACGGCACGCCGAACTGCGTGCCGATGCCTCGCGTGCTGGCCGATGGCCGCCTCATGCTCTGCGCCGACATCCTCACCGAGGTCATGCCCGGCGGCCTGCTCCACGCGATGTGGGCCGCAGCCGACCAAGCCACGCTCCTGGCGAGCGTCGAGGTGATCCCGTGGGGCGAGGCCGTCGCGCTCCTGCCGCCGGACCCATCCATCCAATGACCACCCCAACCCCCGCCGCCGTGCTCCTGGCCTACGGCCGCTGCTGCGGACGGCGGTGCGTCCACTGCCCGTATACGCCGAGGTGGGTGGCGGGGGCGACGAACACGAGGTAGATCATGCCAGCCGACCCCCACATCCAACGGCTCGTAGGCCAGAAGCTCGCGGAGGCCCTGTCGGACTACGACTGGCCCGGGGCCATCCCGACCATCGAGGCCGCCTGGCGGCGGAAGCCGGACTACGGCCTGCCGGACCTCGGCACGCTCAAGGTCTCGGTCGTGCCCGGGCCGGTGCAGATCAACCAGCGGCAACAGGCCCCGCGGGGTGCCGACTTCTTCGAGCTCACCGTCGGCATCGTGATCGCGAAGCATGTCGGCAGCGAGCCGGAGATCCAGGACCTCGAGGATCTCAACCAGGCGATCATGGACGCCATCCGCAGCGAGCTGCTCCCGCTGGCAGACCTGGAGGCGGCCGACTGGCTCGACATCGCCCAGCCGGTGCCCTACGACGCCGAGGTGCTCCAGGAGCGGAACGTGTTCCTGTCGCAGATCGAGGTCACCTACATGGTCGGGATGAACAAGCTCGATCCGCCGCCACCGCCGCCGCCGCCCGCACCGTGAGGTAGGCCATGCGGTCCCCTGCCCTGATCCCGTCCCTCAACTCGGCCTCCGGGATTTCGTCGGCGTTCCCCGGCATCTCGGCAGGGATCAACTACGACTATTTCTTCGACCGGGCGGTGGTGAAAAACACCCTGAAGAAGATGACCCACAAGGCCCTCTACCGGGGCGGGTCGGTGGTGATGCAGCTCGCCCGGCGGTCGATCAAGCGGATGGGCATGGCGAAGCCGAAGCTGAAGGTGATGACCGAAAACCCGAACCAGTCGATCCGCGACCTGATCGGGATGAGCGAGGCCAGCGGCAACCGCCGGCAGGCCAACCAGCTGCGGCGGCGGCTCATGGAAATCCAAGCCAAGGCCCCGTCGGCTCCCGGCACGCCGCCGCACACCCACCGCGGCAACCTCCGCGACAAGCCGGGCATCGTGTTCGCGTTCGACCCCACGAGCGAATCGGTGGTGGTCGGGCAGGGCGCGCCGTCGGCGGCCTGGCTCGCGAGCCTCCATGAGTTCGGCGGGAGGGAGCAGATGCAGGGCTGGGCGTGGATCCCGCGGTGGCCGCGGTCCTACCGCACCGGGATCATCGGCTACTGGCGCGTCGGCCGCGAGCCGAAACGGGCCGACCGCTGGGAGCGGACCAGCTTCTTCGAGACGGTCCCCTACCCCGAACGCCCCTACATGCGGCCCGCGATGCGGAACGCCATCGCCTCCGGGCGGATCGCCAAGGAGTTCGCCAACCGCTTCAAGGTCGGCGGGCTCTGACACCCCAGGCCACCGGTAGACTGATGTTCAGGTGCGGCAAAGGCCGCCCGGACACCATTCACGAGGGCCACGCATGGCGACGACGATCAACCTCGGCAAGGACTGGACGTTGGCCGGCCTGGCGGGCTGCTCCGACCTCACGGTGACGCGGTCGGCCGAAGCGATCGACACCACCACTCGCTCGGGTGCGAAGCCGATCAAGAAGGTCAAGGGCGGAATCCCCGACTACACGTTCGATGGCACGGTGTTCGCCACCGCGACGACGAAGTTCGTCATCGGCGAATCCTACGCGCTCACCGTCAACGGTGGCGCCGCGAAGGACGTCGTGTGTCTGACGGCCAATCGCGAGGAGCCGCAAGAGGGAGTGGTTACGTTCAAGTTGACCATGAAGCCAGGTCTGGCGAGCGAAGCGGCCAACAAGCTCGACGTTGGCCCCGGCGACTACCGCACCTGATCACCAGGAGATTCCATGCCCGCATCCATCACCACATACAAGCTCGGCCGTGATTGCGTCAACACGCTGCCCGGCGTCGAGAACGACGACATCATCGACTGCACGATCAACGTATCGGCCGCCGACCTCGACGTCACGGTGTTCAAGGCCACGGCGATCACCGAGCTGGTCCACATGGCCGGGATCATCGACATCTCGATCGACGTGAACTGCACGCACGTGACGGGTGTAGTAGGTGATGAGGGACTCATGGACGTCGCCGGTCTGCCGAACACACTCAACGCCGTGATCCTCGACATCCAAGAGAAGCCGAACATGAAGGGCAAGGTCGAGTACGCGGTGAAGTACGGCGTGACCGAGGCCTGACGTGGCCCAGGTCAAACTCGGCCGTGACCAGGTTCTCAAGCTCGACGGCGTCGTGCTGGAGGGTGTTCGCGAGCTGGACGTTGACCTCGACATGTCAACGCACGACGTCACCTCGTGGTGGCACGGGTGGAAGTCAACGCTGCCGATCGCCCAGGACGCGACGATCAAGGTGCTCATCTACTGGCAGGAGAACTACGACGACTTCAACGCCAAGTTCAACGTTCACCCGCCTCAGCCGATGACGTTCGAAATCAGCAACGTCGGGAGCGGTGATTTCGTGCCGGTGAAAGTGTCGGTGAAGCAGCCGCTTCAGGGCGTGCTGGCTTGGGAAGTGACCCTCAAACTCTGGACCTACGGCCCCCCATGAAGACCTTCAAGACGACCGACGGCACCGAGTGGCAGGTGGTCGTGAACGTCGGCACGATCAAGCGAGTGCAGGACGACACAGGCCTGCGGCTCACCGACCTGTTCGCGAGTGCGGAGAAGATCGGGGCGTTCTTCGCGGACGACGTGAAGTTTTGCGAGGTGCTGTTCTCGACCATCCGGCCGCAGGCGGAGGCGGCCGGCAAGACGCTCGACGATTTCCTGGCCGGCATCGACGGCACGGTGATCGAGGGAGCTGTGGAGGCGCTGCTCGCGGAGGTCGCCGATTTTTTCCAGGAGCCCCGCAAGGGGCTGCTGAAGAAGATGCTGGTCAAGTACCAGGCGGCACACGCAAAGCTGACGACCGAAGGCGTCCTCGCCGCGGAAAAGAAGATCGAGGAGACGGACTTCGAGACACTCCTCCGCCAGACCCTTACGAGCTCTGCTTCGAGCTCGCCGGCCAGTGCGGCGTAGACCCGTGGGGATACACGCTCCGAGAGCTTGATTGGATGGCCTGGGGCCGATCGAACGAGGAATGGAACCGGACGGCTTCGCTCATGACGCTCATCGCCAGCATCCATTCCGATCCTGACAAGGGCCGCCCGCCGACCCTGGCGACCTACCACCCGTACCTGCCCGAGCCCGAGATCCCGGAGGCCACGCCGGACATGCTCGCGGCCCTCGGCCTCGCCATGCGGCGGAACAAGCCCGCGGCGGAGGTGAAGCATGGCGGCTAGTGCGGGAGCAGTCCGGGCCGGCGGTGCCTTCATCGAGATCTTCGCCAAGGACGGCGCGTTCCAGCAGGCGATGACGCGGGTCCAGAATCGGCTCAAGGCCGTGGCCGCGTCGATGCGGCAGATCGGGACGAACCTCTCGATCGGCGGGGCGGCCCTCGGGGCTCCGTTCGTGCTGGCCGCACGCGAGGCGGCCAACTTCACGCTGGCCATGGCCCAGGTGCGGGCGAACACGAACGCGACGGAGGAGCAGTTCAGGCGACTGAACGAGGCCGCCCGCGAGATGGGCGTGGCCATGGGCAAGTCGCCGACCGAGACGGCCAACGCCATGAACGAACTGGCGAAGGCGGGCCTGGATGCCGAGGGCACGATCAAGGCGGTCGGCCCCGTGCTGGCCCTGGCCGCCGCCGACAACATGGAGTTGTCCCGGGCGGTCGAGGTGGTGGTCGGCACGATGGCCCAGTTCGGCATGGCCACGAGCGACTTCGGCAGCATCGCCGACCGGCTCCAGGCGGCGGCCAATGCCTCGACGACGAGCGTGGACCTGATCGGCGAATCGCTGTCCTACGTCGGGCCGCAGGCCCAGATGGCAGGGCAGCAATTCGACGACGTGGCGGCGGCCCTCGGCACGCTCGCCCAGGGCGGCATCCGCGGCAGCATGGCCGGCACCCAGCTGGCCCGCGTGCTCGAGGCGATGGGCAGCGAGGAGGCGAAGTTCAACAAGCTGGGCGTGAGCGTCCGCGACTCGACCGGAAACCTGCGGCCGTTCATGGACGTCCTCCGCGACCTCGGAAGGGCCACGGCCGGCATGAACAACGCCGACCGGATGCAGGCGTTCATGGACATCTTCGACATCCGCGGTGCCCGTGCCGCCGCGACCCTCTCGCAACTCGACGGCGAGTTCAACCGCATCCTCGGCACGATCCAGGGCTCGGCCGGGGCCGCGGCCGGGAAGGCTGGGCAGGTGCTCCAGAGCTTCGGCGGCCAGGTGCAGGTGCTCGCGGCGAAGTTTGCCGACCTGAAGATCGCGGTGATCACGAGCATGGGGCAGACCGCCACCTCGGTCGTCGCCGGCCTGGGCCGGGCCGTGGAGATCGTCACCCAGTTCATCCAGCGGAACCCGCAGCTCGTGGCCACGGTGGCTGCCGTGGCCGGCGGGATGCTGGCCCTCGGCATCGCGGTCACGACCGCCTCGATCGCCTTGCGGGTGATGGCGAGCGGCCTGTCGTTTCTGCGGACGGCGTTGGCAATCCTCCCTGCCCTGTTCACCCCGGTCGGCCTGGCCGCCGCCACGGCCTTCGCTGCCGTGGCCGGCGGCGTGGTCATCGCACGCACGCTCTCGCCAACCTTCAAGGCCGAGACTGACGCCATCTGGAAGGCGATCACGCAACTCGACTTCGGGACGGCGTGGGAGATCATGAACCTCAATTTCTCGATCGCCCTCATGCAGATGAGCAAGGCGGCGAGCGGATTCCTGGGGACGATCCAGGGGACGTTCACGTCCGCGGGAGCGTTCGTCGGCGACATGCTCACCCAGGGCCTCGACCGGTTCATGAGCCTGTTTGGGGCCGACATCATCACGCTCCAGAATGGGTTCGAGCGGCTGGGCATCTACTTCCGCGCGGCGTTCGATTGGAAGTTCGCCCTGACCGGGATGAGTGCGGCCCTCAAGGCCGCTGACGCTGCCGCGGAGAAGGCGCGAGCCAGGACGCCGACCGCGGAGGGCCGGGCCGCCGATCGAGCCGCAGAACGCCAGCGGGCCGCCGATGGCCGGCAGACGGCCATGGACAAGGACGCCGCCGGGTGGGACGGAGCGATCGAGGAGCTACGGAAAGACCTCGCCAGGGCCAAGGGCCGGCTGGAGGAGAAGCCCGAAGCGAAGGATGAGACGCCGCCGTGGGTGGCCCAGCCACGTCAGGACATGGGCGTGATGCCTCCCGGGGCCGCCGCGTCGGCGGCCGGGGCCGCGGCCTCCGGCATCGGCCAGACGCTCGGCTCGTTCGCATCGTCTGCCGAGGGGCTCGGCATCGGGCCGGAACTGAACAAGCTCGAAGAACCGGCCAAGCAGACGGCGGCGAATACGGCGATCGCCGCTGGAGCACTTCAGCAGCTGGTGGCCGCAAACGTGGGCCAGCCCATGCCGGCAGTCGGTGGTGGCATCGCCGCAGGCGTGGCGGCACCGCAGGCGGCCCAGACGGCTGCCAGGGTCCAGGCCGGCGTAGCAGTCGCTGACTGGTCGGTCATGAACGCGACCATGGAGACCGGGTTCAAGGCCATGCTGGCCGGCCTCGAAAGGGTTGCGAAGGCATCGGAAACACAAACCCCGTTGCTGGCGAAGATCGCGAACAACATGTCCTCCGGCGGGCTGGCATTCTCATGAGCATCAAGTGCTACGAGCTGTCGGACTCCCTATCCGGCTCCGTCAACAACGACGGCGAGAAGGGCGAGGTCAGCGAAGTAAATCGGCGATACGTGATCGGCCGCTGCCCGGAAGGCTTCAATCAGGTCGTCCTGGAGATGGAGGACTACGCCCCGCGGTACGTCCAGGCGGACGGGGCCGGCATCTACTGGGTCAGGAAGCGGCTCCAGGTCAATGGCATCGGTAACGCCTACTTCGACTGCACCGCCACATACGAGACGCTCCAGCCGAAGCCGCCGGAACCGAACGAGCCGCAAAACGACTTCAAGCCTGGCAGCATCGCATGGGATACCACCGGCAACACGGAGCACATCACACAGTCGATCGACGATTCCGACGTCTCGATCCCGGAAGAGGCTCCTGACTTCTCTGGGGCGATCAACGTCTCTGGCGAGAGCGTCAGCGGCCTGGACGTCGTGCGTCCGAGCCTTCGGTACTCCGAAACGTGGATCCTCCCAGCCCAGGTGGCGGTGAGCTGCGGGTTCGTCGGAGCGGTCTACAGGCTGACTGGCACAGTCAACTTGAATCAGTTTCGATGCTTCGCTCCTGGCGAGGCCCTGTTCATGGGGGCGCGTGCCCAGTGGCAGGGAGACCAGCCATACGTGTCCGCCACGTTCGACTGGGAGGCCCGCCCGAACAACCCAGAGTATTACGTCAAGGGCCTGGGGATGCTCGACAAAAAGGGCTGGGAGTACGTGTGGATTCGGTATGCACCGGAGGCGTCAAACGGCTCGCTCGTCCGCCAGCCTGTGGCGGCCTACAAGAACCGCGTCTACCACGAAAAAAGTTGGGCGGACCTCGGCATGATCGCCCAGACGATCGGCGGCCCGCGGGCCGGGGCTACCAATAAGCCACCGGCTGCCGGTGGTAACGGGGTGGCCTGATGGCGACCGACCCGCGTGGCCACGTTCGCCCTGGCGACAAGCTGCGGATCGCGGCCGAGCAGATCAACTGGATCAACAGGCAGATGGCCGCCGACACGAGCTTCGGCGGTGGGCCGCTGGCCGGGATCGAGCCCGCGAGAAACATCGTCTACATGCGAAACGTCACCGGACAGGATGTACCCAGGTGGGGCGTCATGTCGGTGAATCTTGGCAATGCGGCAATCATTCCAGAAGACCCGCAGTTCCCGGACGCATCGCGGCGCAGTTTCGAGGAAGTCCCGTGCCTTGAGGGAAGCCTTCCGCCCGACTATCGCGAAAGTGTTGGCGATGTCAGCAAACTGCCTTTCGTGATCGCAATCGAGCCGATCAAGGCTGGAAAGATCGGCCGTGTTGCCGTGGCTGGAGTTATCCAGGCACGTGTCGAAGCAACGCTCGAACACGCATACTTCGGCTGGACATACGCCGTACCAAACGGGTCAGTCGAGACCCTGTCGGTCTTGTCGCATGGGCCAGCGCGGATTATATGGCCCAAGCCTGTCAGCCCTGACACAACCTCATGGGCTCTCATTCGGCTCGGCGACGAAGGGCCGAGAATGCGCGTGGGCAAAGTCGAAGAAGATTGGGCGGTCGGCACCTCAACGGCACTCGTCAAACTTTACGAAGGGTCCGGTCGTGGCGGCGTCGAAATCCACTCGGCCAACGATCCGACTTTATACCTTGATGCAGCTTGGAACTTGTCCTTCGACGTAAAGGAAGGATCCTGGGTACTCGTTGAACAAGCCGTGAATGGAAATTGGTATCTCGTCGACGCTGGCATGGAGGGCTCATGCCGGCAGACGATCGGTGGCGAGGATGTCACAAAGTGGCCCGGCTGGAACGGCTCCTCGAACCAGCTGCTCGGCCATGATGCGAATGGGTGCCTCGCCTGGTTCGATACCAGCACTTGCTCGTGAGGTTCTGAGTGACGCCAGTCGTTTTCAAGGACGGAAAGCCACTTCTGACAGGCCAGGGGGTGGCACTGTCACAGAATTGTTGTTGCGGCTCGTGCTGCCGATACGAGTGCATTGCCCCCTGCTGCCCAGTGAAGCTCCGGGTCGGCATTTCCGAATGTGGTGGCGGCGGAACGGTGGATGTTCCGCTCACGTTTGAGGGCTGTCATGCGCCCTTCACTATCTCGCGGCCGTGCGATGAAGGCGGCGGGGTGGTTCTCGCTGGCAGGGTGCGGGCGGTTTGCGAACGACGGAGAAGCGACTGCGGCCTGGCGTGCGACTATGTGGTGGAGTTTCCTGAACTCACCGAAAGCGGCGAGATTGTCAAGTGGTGGCCGTACCCATACCCGTACGGCGCGTCGCAGTGTGATTGCGGCAGTGTGATTGAAAGCTGGGACTTCGTTTCCGCTAACGACAGTATCTCGGTCTCTCATACATTACTAAGCCCGTGCTACGGCTCCGACTTCGGCGTAGCGGAAGACAACTCGGAGTTGAACTACGTTTGCAGCTCGCAATGCCAGCAGGATTTGGCGATCGGCGGCGAAGGCTGGACTCAATACCCAGCACCACATGGCGGCTCATGCTCGACTTACGCCTGTGCTAAATGTGAGTGCCCGGCAGGATTTCAATTTACAGTCAACGACTATCCGCTCGGCGGCGGGTTCTACGGACCAGCGACCGCGTCGCTTCCGATAACCAATGTCCCAGACTGCTGCGTCGACGAGTGCCAGAACACGCTCGGGCTGTGTAACTGGCCGGATGGGGTTTACGACGTTGTGATCGGACCGTTCGATTCTACCGTACCAGCGACGTGTGACCACGATGGCCTAACCCTTCGCGTCAGAATCTCTGGTGGGGGCGGCATCAACAGCCCTAACCAAGCGACGTTTGACGGTTGGTGGCGCATGCCGCAGCCGGTGAACTACGGAAATACTCCAGCCCCACTAACGCTGATCCGCCCTCCAGAAAACTGCGGCTGCCCTCCTGGGTGGACAATCAAGGTCAACGGAGTTGAACTCCCGGCTCTTGGACCGGCCGCTTTCGTGCTGCCGGGGTTGTTCGACGATCACCCAGAGTGCATCGACCACGAGACATTTGAAAGTTACATCTCGGCCGTAGCCACAACGTGCGACAGCGATTTTGTTACAGTCGAACTCAATGTCGCGGTCCCGCTTTGGGGTTGCAACGTAGAGGCGTTCGACGATTTTCGCGTCTGGTTTCGGATGCCGTACCCCGGCTTCTCCACAAACGGCTCTGTCGAGGCGTTGCTTGTCGCGCCTCCCGCCAACGCTGTCTCCCAGAACCCCGGAAGCGTTGTACAGGGCAGCGTGTTGCGGCTGACGAACAACAGTCCAGAGATCGTTTTGGACCCGTCTGCATTGTTGGTCGCACTGGAGTGCCCCAGCGTCAAGAACAATCTGTATCAGGTCAGCGGCCCATCCGGTTTCGCGCTCGACCCTTCCAGCCTGGAGATCAAGGTCACCTGCCCGGGCTGCTGCTGTGGCGGTGGCGATTCGTATACGGATTGTGTGAATGGTGATGGCAAGTGGCTGACCTCGCCGGTCTGCTTGACTTGTAGGTGCTGCGCGCATTCCGGCCTGCTCTGTTTTCAGACAGTGTACGAGCGAATGCAATACAGGGCCGGACGAGCGCCGTGCTGCACAAGGCAGTATCAGTATCGGGTTTACGATTTTGAAACCGGAGAATACACCTGGGGGCCAACACAAGAAGGCACTGGTTGCGATCCAGGCATAACCCAGGCGGACTGCGAAAACGCGGAATACTACGAAGATGATCAAGTTCGATATTTCGCTGGCGGCGTGTTTTCACCTGCCTGCGAGCCGGTCGGCAGCGGCATAGACATGGCAAGCCAGCCGGATGGCACGTTTTCGGTTGGGCCAAATCAAGTTGGCATTGGGCAGTGCATCGACACCACGCCGAGCGGCGGGTTCGGCGCGGGTTTCGTAAGTAGGGCGTGCAGCGACGGCCGCTTTTTGTCTGGCTGCGATCAAGATGAAGTTCAGATCAGGTACACCCGCGTGCGAATCGTGCAGGACTGTAGTGAGTGCGTTGACACGGGAACGCTCGTTCCGCCAGACGACAACGCCTTCGCCTGTCAGGAGCCTGGCGTCTACGGCTCTGTCTGCCGGCCGATAAACACGGCCGGAGGATGGGACGACCTTGAGAGTCTCATCTGCCCATGCCCGACGGCGATGGCCCTCACCGGGTGCGGATCGGAGAACCCATTCCCATGATTACCGGGCCACGCCGTCTATTTGAAGCTCGCTGCCGTGAGCGTGGCTACACGCTGGACGAGGTGCGGCCGTGCATCGTCTCGGAAGACGGCGACAGCATCACGGTTGACGAGACGCACGGCAGTTACCCGCGCGAGCGGCGGCCCGGGCCGTCGCTGCTCACGAAAGCGCTGAACTTCACGAGGTCCGCCGTGAACCATGTCGCCGCCGGGATGCCCAGCGCGAGCGAGGCCGAGGTAGAGCGGCGATTTTCGATCTGCCAGGGCTGCGAACACTACGACGGGTCGGCCTGCACCCAGTGCGGATGCCCGGTCGTGCGGGAGAAGAAGTTCATCAGCAAACTCTCGTGGGCCAACGAAGCCTGCCCGGTTGGCAAGTGGGGCAAGGAGGAAGTCGGTTGACGCATACCCGATCCATGGCACGCTCACGACATCCACGGAGAACTGCCATGGCAAAGACCACAGACATCGTCGCGGAGATCGCTGGGCAGATACGACCGCGCCGCAACATGCGGTGGCACCAGAAGGTCTCCCCCGAGCATGTCGGCACCCTGGATGAGATCGCCAAAGCCTACAAGGCTGGCAAGTTCGGACCGTGCAAACTCCCCGCCGCGAAGGCCATCGCCGCAACGCTCAGTCAGCTTGGGATCACGAACATCAAACACAACATGGTGATCCAATGGCTCGACAGCCTGTGAAGCAGATCGTGGCCGAGGTGGCCGCGAAGGCTGCCGGCGACAAGGGCCTCACCATCGAGGAGGTCACGAAGCGCGAGACCGCCGACGGGCTGGAGGCCCGCAGCGTCTCGGCCCGCATCCGCACGGTCGAAGACCTGCTCCGGCACATCGAGGCCGACATGGAACGCTTCGAGGTCGCCCAGAGCGAGGCCACGAAGTGGGAGGGGCTGACCGCTGACCGGGAGACCGGGCAGCCGGTCGTGACCGAGCTGCACCGCGTCCACGTGCGGCTCAAGCCGCGCGGCGGGCCGACCACGCGGGAGTGTGTGGAGGCGATGATCGAGGCGGCGAAAGCCGACATCCGCAAGCCGATCAAGCCGCGGCCCAGGTACACGAAGCCGACCGACCAGTGGGCCGTGCTCGTGCTCGCCGACCCACACTTTGGCAAGTACAGCTGGAGGCGGACGGCCGGTGCCGACTACGACCTCGACATCGCGGCCCGGCTTGTGCGGGAGGCGTCGGCGGAACTGCTCGACACCGCGACCCGCTACCGTCCGGGGCGGCTGACGGTGGCCACGCTCGGCGACGTCTACCACTACGACTCACCGGCCGGCACGACGACGAAGGGCACGCCGCTGGAGCGGGACGGTCGGCTCCAGAAGATGCTCAACGTCGGCACCGATTCGCTCCTGGCGATGATCGACGCCGCGGCGACGGTGGCCCCGGTGGACACGCTGGTCGTGAATGGCAACCACGACGAGACGCTCACCTACGGCTTTCAGCGGATCCTCGTCGAGCGGTTCCGCAACGACCGCCGCGTGCGAGTCGAGCAGGAGTACACGCCGCGGAAGTATCTCGACCACGGGAAGAATCTGTTGGGCTTCGCCCACGGCCACAAGGCCAAGCGGAAGCTGCCGCAGCTCATGGCGATCGAGGCGGCTCGATACTGGGCGAAGTGCCCGTACCGCGAGATCCACACCGGCCATCTCCACCACCAAGCGGCGGAGTGGTCGCGGCCGATCGAGACCTACGACGGCGTGCTCGTGCGGGTGGCCCCTGCCCTGTGCCCGCCCGACGACTTCCACGCGGTCGAGGGCTTCATCGGCAACCGGCAGGCGATGGAGCTGTTCGTCTACGACGCGGGCGGCGGGCTCACGGCCATGCACGTCGCCGGGCCGAGGATGGAGACATGAGGCTGCCCGACGACTACCTGGCGGCGTGCGAGAAACGGGCGCGGCGATTCATGGGGCAGTGGACGGGCACGAGCGGAGCACTGGCGGCGGACGTGATACGGCTGTTGAAGGAGCGAAAGGAAATCATGGCGAGCATGGACGAGATCAACGCGGGCATCCGCGAGGCGGTGGCTGCACGCATGGCGGCCACGCCGGCCGACGACCCGAAACTGGTCGGCTACCAGACGGCGGATTGCCCCGGGTGCGAGGGGCACCCGTTCGCCCGCATGGTCCGGCCGGCGGTTGAGGCCCAAGGTACGGTCGTGCCGCTCGGCGTGGCGGCCCCGGCTGACCTGGAGGAACTGCGGCGCGAACTGCCGCCGGAGTTCCTGGAGGCGACGAAGACGCTCAGCTTCCGCCCGGCCAGGCCGACGCCGGCGGCGGAGTTCAAGGTGGAGCGGATCGGCGGGACGCTGACGCCCGACCAGCTCGAGGCGGCATGGGCCGGGGTAAAGGCACGGCGTGAGGACATGCTGGCCCGGATGCGGGGCGATGCCGAGCCGATCCAGACGGAGGTGATCACGCCACCGCAGCGGCCGCGGATCATCGGCCTCACCGGCCCGGCCGGGTGCGGGAAGACATTCGTGGCCAGCATGGTGCCCGATGCCGTGGTGATCGGTCTGGCCGACCCGATCTACGCCGCCCTCGCGTCGATCCTCGGCATCCCCGAGACCGTCCTGCGGCAGCGGGCCACGAAGGAGCGGCCGATCGAGTGGCTGGGCAAGTCGCCGCGGCAGCTGCTCCAGACTCTCGGCACTGACTGGGGGCGGACGCTCGTGGCCGAAGACCTCTGGCTGCGGATCGCCAGGCGGCGGATCGAGGAACTGGCCGCCGCCGGAGCGACAACCATCGTGATCGAGAACGTCCGCTTCGACAACGAGGCCGACATGGTCCGCATAGAGATGGGCGGCGAGGTCTGGCTGGTGGACCGCCGGCCGGCCACAGAGACCGCCCCGCACGTGAGCGAAGCCGGCCTGTCGCCGGGCATGATCGACCGCGTCATCGACAACACGGGCACGCCCGAGCAGACCCGCGCGAACGTCGCCGCGATTCTTGCGAGCGAGTGATCCACCACCCCCCGATGCCCAGGGGGCGGCACACCCCCGGCCATACCTGGACAGGCGTACAATGAAACGGAACCGAGGAGCGTGGCTGTGAGCGGAAGAATCGAGGAGTCGATGTTCCGCCGCACGGCCAACGGCCGGGAGGCGATGGCCCCGGCCGGGGAGACGAGCCAGCACGTTCACTACGAGCCGCTCCGACGGGCCGGCATCGGGACGATCACGAGCAAAAAGGGTGGAGAGGACAAGGACTTCTACTACTACCTCGCCCTCACGCTGGCAGGGGTAGGCGGTGATCCATCGAAGGCGATCGTGCCGTTTTGCACGCCCGCCATGGCCAAGGAACTGCACGAAAAGGGACTGATCCAATGAGCATTGCCGATGCCCCTGTCGCCGTCGCCGAGAACCTCGACGGCGGCCTGCTCGCGAAGATCAAGGCGTTCGTCGAGACGGCCAAGTCGGCCGCCGCCGACGGCCTCACGTGGGCCGAGTTCGGCGACCTCATGCTCGCCCTGCTGCGGCTAGTGATCGCGGGCCTCGACGTCGCCAACGTCCTGACCGGTGCCGCGAAAAAGGACCTCGCCTTGATGGCGGTCGCGAGCCTGTTCGACGCCGTGGCAGACAAGGCCGTTCCCACGGTCCTCTGGCCGGTGTGGATGCTCGCCAGGCCCGCCGTGCGGGCGCTCGTGCTGGCACTGGCGTCGGGGGCCGTAGAGCAAGTGCTGCCGCTCGTGAGGCGCTGACATGCTGGCCAACGTTCGTCTGCTCGTGGAATGGGCTCCCCTGCTCGGCTACGGCCGGCGGCTGTCGGCCGCCCCCGATGACCGGCATCGGGCCGAGGTGATCGCCGACGCCCTGGAGTGGCTCGCCTCGAAGACCGGCAACCGCCTCGACGACGAACTGGCCCGCCACCTGGCGGACGTGCTGAAGACACCCGAGGGTGCGGCCCTCGCGGGATGGATCGCAGACAAAGCCGCGGAGATGGAGGAGACGAAGTGAACTACATGACCCTGGCCCAGATCGTGATCGCCGTCGGCCTCGTCGGCTACGGCGTGGTCGTGGGTGTGCAGCAGCTCCGCGGCCGGCTTGGCCGGCGGACCAGGACGCGGGTGGACGACCTTCGCCTTGTGATCGACCTCGCGGCCCGGCTCCGGGACACGGGGCACACCGATGCCGTGGCCGTGTGCGAGCAGCTCACGCACGAGTTGCTGAAGCCGGAGGCCCCGAAGTCGTGAGGCCGCTCGCCTTCATCGCCGCCGGGCTTCTCATCCTGACGCTGCCGCGCGTCGAGTGGGGCCGCGTCGCGCCGTCGGCGGCCGACGCCGCCGTCTACGTCTACGAAAAGGACGATGGGGCCGTGCCCGCCTACGTGACCGTGGCGGTCAACCGCCTGAACCGCGAGCGGCGGGTGGTCGCCACGCTCCTCGAGGCCGACACGACCGACGGCGACGGCGACGTGCCGGAGCAGTATCGCTCCGCCCTGGATGCGGCCCGCAAAGCGGGGCTGCCGGCGGTCGTCGCCCTCGCGGGCCGGACGGTGATCCGCGTGACGACGAAGCCGGGGAGTGAGGCCGCGGTGATGGAGGCAGTGCCGTGAATCCAATCGCATGCGAGAAGGCGGACGGCAAGAGTCGCCGGGCTGGCGGCTACCACCAGTTCATCAAGCGGCGGAAGAACCGCGTCGAACGCCGCCGCGCGAAACATGACCCGGAGTGCCAACCCGGATACGGCCGCTACAGGGGGTGGGAGACATGATCGACCCGCGCCTGATCGACGTCTTCCCGTCCGAGCACGACGGCTACCCGGCGAGCCTCGCGATCGAGGACACGCCCGACGCCCTCCGCGACGCCTGCGGCTCCGCCTCGCGGGAGTTCCCGGCGGCCCTGTGGATCGAGCCGCGCGACTGGATCGCGAAGGCCCGCGAGAACGACGCGGCCGGGGCGTGGGCAATGAACTACGTCGATCGGTTCACGAACCAGGGGCCGGGAAACGGCGGGCAAAACACCCACGAATGCACGGCCCACAGTCTGCGGGCCAACGTCGAGGCCGCCCGCAACCGTGCGCGGGGCGTGAACTACGGCGGGCCGCGGAAGGACTACCGATACCCCGAGTCTCGCGACTTCGGCTCGGTCTGGCTGTCGCCGCTGTCCGTCTACGCCGAGGCCAACCCGCGGCAGTGGGGCGGGGCCAACGTCCGGGCGGTCCTGGAGATCGCCTGCCGCCGCGGGATGCTGCCCGAGACGGTGCAGCCCTACGACTACCAGTTCCGCCACGCCCTCCACGGCACGACCGGCCGGGGCGGGTTCAACCAGGCCCGCGGCCCGTGGACGCCCGTCTCGCGGTTCCCGGCCGGGTGGGAGGAGACGGCCAAGTGGTTCCGGCCCTTGGAGGTGATCTTCCCGGAGAGCTACGAGCAGGCCGTGTGCCTCGTGCTCCACGGCTACGTCGTGAGCGTGGGCCGCAACGGGCACGCGGTGCCGTGGGCGCGGTGGATGCCCGACCAGCGGCTCATGGCCTACCCCGACAGCTACGACATCGTCCGCTACGACTCCGAGCGGACCGCGAAGTCGGCATGGAAAGGATCGTTCGCCGTGGCGAGCGTGGCCCTCCCCGATGACTGGAGCCGGCCCGCCGGGTGAAACCCATGAAATCGCCTTTCCTTGCGCTGCTTTTCGCCCTATTCTGCGCGACCGCCGCGGCCGCCCCGTGCGGAAACTGCCACGGCGACCGCGTCGTCGGCCCCGGCCCGGTGCGGTTCGCCTGCCCGGTGTGCGAGGGCAGCGGCGAGATCCCGGACCCGCCGGCGCCCCAGTCCCCGCCCGTGGCCGCCGCCGCCCCCGGCCCCCGGCCCGCCGTCTGCCGGATCGAGTGCGGGGCCGGCCCGGCGAAGGACTGCGGGACCGGCGTGCTCGTCGAGGCCCGCGACGGCCGGGCGAAGGTGCTCACCGCCTGGCACGTGGTCCGCGACGGCCGGAACGCGATCACGCTCCGGTGGCCCGACGGCACGAGCGGCACGGCCCGCGTGACCGCGTGGGATTCCGCCTGGGATCTGGCGGTCCTCTCGGCCGCGGCCCCAGCCGCCGCCCCGATGCCGATCGCGGCTCGGCCCCCGGCCGTCGGCGACCGGCTGACGCTCGCCGGCTACGGGCCAGTGCCGTTCACCTACCGGGAGGCGAGCGGCGAGGTGACACAATTCCTCGGTCCGACGGGCCGGCACCCCATGCACATGCTCGAGGTCCGGGCCGCCGCCCGGCAGGGCGACTCCGGCGGGCCGATCTTCAACGCCCGCGGCGAGGTGGTCGCGGTGCTGTGGGGCTCGACCGGCGGACTGACGGCCGCGAGCCACGTGACCGAGATCCGGCGGATGCTGGGCCAGCCGGTGGCGGCCGCCGTCTGCAAGGACGGGAGGTGCGAGCGATGACCGACTCTGACTACGTGTGGGCCGAGCTGGCCCGCCACCCGATCCGCCGGGCGATGCTCGGCCGCGAGCGGTGCGACGAGATCACCGCGACGGCCGCCGCGATGTCGCCCACAGGCCAGGCCGCGGCGACGGCGAACAACCGGGCAGCCGTGCGGCGGCTCTGGGAGGGCCGCGTTCGCGACGAATACGCGAGCCGCGCGGGCTTCGCGTTCATGACCATGCTGATCATGTGGGCCATCGGGGCCATCGTCCAGGCATTGGTGAAGCAGTGGTGGGAGGAGCACAGGTGAGTACCGAGACAATCGAAATCGCTCTGCGGACGGCCCGCGAGTTTGGCGTGCCGTTCATTTTTCTGGTGGCGATCATGTGGCTGATCCGCGAGGCGGCTCACGCCATGCACCGGACGGTCGTTATTCCCGTTGTCGACGCTCACTCGACCTTCCTCCGGCAGACGACCGCCACGCTGGAGGGCCTCGGCCGCACTCAGGAGCGGCAGGCCGAGACGCTCGCCGAGCTGGCCGCCGGCCAGCGTGAGATCCACGCCGCCCTCGCTGGGAAGACACGGTGACCGACGACGCCCTCGCATCGCTCCAGGCCCACGTCCGGGCCACGCTCGGCTCCCGGGTCCACTACGCCCAGTCCTGGCGGGTGGACGAACTGACGCGGCTGGTGGTCAGGCATTGGCCAAGCCGCCACCTCGAGGACATCGAGCGGCTCGGCGGCGAGAACCACAAGGCGATCGACCACGTGCTCACGCTCGTGCGGGCACAGGTCCGCGAGCGGTGGGAGGCGGCCCACGGCGTCGGGCCGCTGTGGCCGATGCTCCTCGCCGGCACGACGTCGGCCATCTGCCAGGTTCTCCTCGGCCTGTGGTGGAGCACGCCGTCCTGGCGGGTGCAGCTGGAGCAGATGGCGAGCCGGGTAGACTGAATCCAGCAGCGTAGAGGAGGCCAGTCGTCCTCGCCGGGCTCATAACCCGGAGATCGTCGGTGCGAATCCGACCGCTGCCACTGAAACCCCGAGCCGCTGAAACACGCGGCCGGGTCGCCGGCGGGAGCCCCCATCCGCGCCGCTGCGGCCGCTGCCGGGTGGGGGGATT